TCTGAGAGTAGAGTGGATTGATTGAGAGTCTCGCTCATCTTGGTCTCCTTCTCTTCTTCCTTCTTTTCTTCATGGTCGGGAGTGTGAGCCATCTTGGTCTCTTTCTCCTCGTCCTCGGTCATCTTCTCTTCTTTGTCTTCTTTCTCCATCATAGAAGATTCTGACTCTGAGATTAGATCTTTCATTTTCTGCTCAAGCTCTTTGACCATCTCATCTTTGGCGACAAGTAGTTGACGGAGCTCTTCAACAGACAGCTCATTGATATTGTCCATCAATGCAGTCCTTTCGTTTAGAGTGACTCGCCCAATCGTATCGTGAGATTGAGCTGGTCGTGGGGTGAGGGTGATTGCTAATAGTTGGGCCTGACCTACAAGGTCACCGCCGCTTCGTGAGTAGACCTCTCCGTTGAGGAATTCCGGTGAGCTCCACAGGATCCCGCCGGCCTGCTTGACTACGCTTAAGCCGCGCTCATTATATGCCGGGGTTGCATAGAGGCCATCGTCTCTAAGGTCGAGGTCTACTATCAAGCCAAGCGCTGAACCGCTCTCAGGTGGAGCAGGTGTGCCGCCTTGAAATGGAGAGGTTGCATGCTGCCAATCAATGATGACCGGATCAGCTTCTCTTCTCTCGTTATAGACTCGGATCATCTCAGTGAGGAGGTCACGATCAATCTCTTTGCCGATGTTCTCACCGTTCATTCTCGATGAGACTTGACCGAGCGCTAGGGTCTTAAACGGTTTACCAACTGTGAGACCTTCAGGGATATCATAAGTAGGTGAAGCCTCAGAGAGCATGACCGCCTCCCCATAAGCTCTTAGCGCTTGCGCTTTATCATCTGCTGAGTTCATTTGCTTTACTACTTTCCTTGACCATGAATAACCGGCATCGCCGCCCCATCCGTGCCAAGCCTGCCAACCTTTACCTTGATCACTCCAGGTCTTACCCTGCTTATCCACCTCATGACGAGTGAAGTAGTTAAGCATTCTCTTGACTGTATCGGGTGATAGTGTCTGACCATTGGACAGGTCTCTCGCTCTCGCTATGCCTACCGGAGTCATACCACGTTGACTCTCTGGCTTATCTGCTCTGACCTCAAGCGCTCGCTTGGCCGCCTCTTGTGCGCCCTTTGGTGGCTTGAAGTCAATGTGACTGTATTTATCGGGAACCGCTAAAGACTCAGACTTCTTTTCTGTCCTCTGTGGATGGCCTTTAGGGAGTAGGTCCAAGTCAGTATTATAAGCCTTCTTTCGCTCACCTGTACCGACTAGCTTGAGGAAGGTCTTGACCCTAGCAAGCGCCCATTGATTGCGACCCATACCCGGTCTATGAGATACAGAGAAAGCACCGGCCCCTCTTCTGAAGACTGCTTTGAGTGTGCCTAGATCAACCTTCTTTGACTTAGCTTTATAGCGGTCATTATGATTGTCTCTCATGTTCTCAAGAGCTTTGACAGATTGAGCACTGATCTCAATGCCGCCTCTTGAACCGCTTGCGCTCCCTTTAGGATTCTTGGAGCTCCCCTTCTTTTGGTCACTCTTTGGTGCAGGTGTTTGGGCTTGAGTCCTCTTCTTAGCCATTGGACCGCCTCCTCTTGATGAGGTTCTCAGCTAAAGCGGCCACACCTGCGCCGCCCTTCATGCCGGCTGTCCTCTCAAGCGCTGACCTCTGTGCATCCTCAGGAAGATCACCCGCTCCTAGTCTTTCCCTTATCGCTCGCTCAAGCTCATCATCGGGAGTGAGTAGACCGCTTTGAACAAGACCTGGCAACATAGCCAAGGAGTCAGCTAGATCATCAGTATCAAGACCTGTATGAGTCAACTTAGGCAGCTTAGAGGGATCGACCAAACCGAAGTTCCATCTGATCAGACGGCCAATAGTCCCGCCGCCTCTTCTACCAACACCGCTCACCTGACTCGCTACAATGTCACATAGATTGATTGCCGCTCGCCTAAAGACTGATAGATGTATCTCTCCCACTGAGCGAGCTCCTGTCTCGGTGTTTCCAAGATCAGCAAACTGAGTGAGGAAGGCCGCCGCTATTTGTGAATCACAGAGTTTGACTATATCAATAGGGCCTTGGCTGTAGAGGTATGGTGAGGTCTCATATGACTCAAACTTAACCGCGTCATTCTCTACTAGATAGCTTTGTTCAGCGGCCAAGAAGGCTTGAGCTTGACCCTCAGCATCATCAACCATTGCATCAATATCGGCATCGGTTAAACCAAGGCCCTCAGCTATCGAGCGATCAATCTTGACTTTAGGAGTAGGTATGGCCCAACGGTCAAGGCCAACACACATCAAGTTCGATGTCCTCTGCTTGGTTCTCCACCACCACCAGACAGGCCTCAACATTCCGATACCTTCAAAGTTGGAACCCGTTTTATTGAGAGTGAGTAACAATAGCTTGTTAGCCGGAATAGGCTCAGGTGTGTAAGTGATCCCCACTGTGTTTTGGAGTACACCATCAAGAGTCTGATTATCTCGACTCAACCAACGGTTATGGGCGCTTGGTTCTCGGTCAGCATAGCGGTCAAGCCATACTTTGATCTTGCCCTCTTTATCCGGCCCGACTCTATAGATCTCCTCAGCGTATCTATAACCAAGGGGGATAAACTCAAAGAGATAGCTGAGCTGCTCTTCCCATGAAATTGTCATCTGACCGCTATAACCATCGAGCCCATAACACTCATTAGCAAACTCAGCGAGCTTCTCAGAGATGGGGTCACCTTCAAGACCTGGCTCAAACCTCCAAGTTGCAGAGAGTAGAGTCTGCCTCAGCATATGCCAAGAACGTCTCACGATGGGATCAGTCCTTACCATCTCCTCAGCCTCTTGAACCCAGTTAAGGCCGGTCAGCTTTGGATTGTTCTCTTTACCTGTAATGACACCGCCGGCTAACTGTGTTCCGGTTATGCCCTTAGTGGTGAATCTCGGAGTAAGAGCCCTCATATGTTTTGGAGAGCGCTCTTGATTGCTGTCATAGCTCATGAAGTCTCCCAAGGCTAGGTCTAGGTCTCTCTGACAATATAAGCACCTAGAAGCGATTTAATCAATAAAACCTTGTTCAGTATAAAATCAAGGTATATCGTCATTGATCGCCGCTGGCAGTTTGCACCTCAACACTTTTGTGAAGTTTAAGGTTTATCAGATCGCTGTCAGCGGTCGACAGTTCCAAGGGGTAAAAACGAAGAAAGGCGCTGTGAGCGCCTCTTGTCTTCGGTTAGTAGTTAGCTTGATCAGTGATTAAGCATACAGTTTTTGATAGAGGCCACGAATCGCCGATATGATCTCATCCCTGTCATAGTCTGAGCAATAGAAGAAGCAGTGATCACCGTTGCTCTTATGTACTTGGCCTGACTGAAAGTCGATTCTATATGCTGAGCCTCCAGCTGTCTTAATGTGTTGATCGTCAAGTCTGTCCAAGTGCTTAAGAAGTTGATTAGTTGTGTATGCCTTGATTGTTGTCTCTTTTAGTCGCTTCATGTCTCTGTCTCCTTTGTCGTTGGTTATGTTCAATGTATAACAGTGTATTACAAACAAGTCAACAGTCTTTTGAAAATAATTTATTTATTTATCTAGCCACTCTTCAACCGAGTGATGAAGAACCACCTGAGACTCGTCTTTAGTCTTAATCACTTTACGACCGGCGAACAAAGAGAGCTTGTCAATGATCGCCGCTTGGAGCTCGGCTAGCTGATCTCTGTGAAGCTGAAGCTGAATCTGTGCATCTCTTAGCCTAGCGATGAGCGCCTCTCTGTCAGCGTTGGCTGATGATAGTTTATCCTTAAGCTCTTCAACTTCGCTTGGATCTCGACCGCTTGCGATAGCGACCATTGAAGAGATTGACCCTGTGATGACTCCTAATATACCAACTAGTACATCTCGATTCTCATCAACAATCTTGACATAAGTTAAGAAGAGGATAAGGCCGACGACTAGACAGAGGAAGAAGACGCTAAACCACCAACCGCGCCGGGCCTTCTCCACCTGGCTATACTCTCGATGTGTCTTCTCCTTGGGTTTACTCATAGACTGTCCATCATCACTTGGAGGGTTATGACTAAAGGATCAATCCAATCAAACCAAGTCAAGCCGCTCATTAACCTCTTATGTGGATCAATGATGATGGGAGCTAAGATCGAGATCAGCCAGAGTAGGATCATCAAAGCTGTCCTTGTCGCGAACCACCATAACCATTCTCTCACCTTCTTATCTCTCATTCTGCTTTGGATCTTCTTCGGTCCTCTTACTCGCTTGACCTTGTCTGAGCTTGGGGGAGGTTGGAGTGACTCGATAGTCTCACCGACAGCATAGATGATCTGAGTCTCCTTGACTCCCTTAAACCGATACTCACCAACACAGGCATATCTTGTAGCCGTTGGTGTCCAATGATTCACTCTCCCCTTGATAGCTGCCATCGCCTCCTTAGTGAGTAACACTTGACCGGCTTGACAGAGTGACATGGTACGAGCTGCTATATTCTTTGATATGCCTTCAAGCTCAACCGACTTAGCGCCGCCAAGGGTGAAGATCTCACTTTGTTTCACCTCGACTATTGACCCCCAATGAATCCCGATTCTACAGCCTATCTTTGTCTTTGGTGGGATAGTCTGTTGATAGATCAGACCAAAGTTTACAGCGTCTATGGTTCGATTAAAGCTAAGAAGAAAACCATCACTACGGTCTATCTCTCGACCTTGGAACTTGTAGACTAATGATCTCGCTAAGCGGTCGTGATACTGCAACCATTGAGCGGCCTTCAATGCTCCAACCTTCTGAACAAACTGAGTTGACCCAATGAGGTCAAGAAGTACGATGGCTAGCTTGGTCTCTCTTAGTTCCATTCAGAAGCTCCTTGTCTTTGATCCCCCCACTTTAACCCGCCGGCTATTAATACCACCTTTGGTCCTTGGCTTATAACCTTGATCAGTTGGATCAGACCAATTGAATATAATCGCGTCATACCTCAGCGCGTCAAGTGGGTCCTCTCTACCGTCTTTCTTCGGTTGCTCTTTGTTATCCCATCCATAACTTAATAGAGCTTTCCTCATACTGTTACCGGTTGCCCTCTCCCCTCGATCCCATACCTCCTTAGTGATGAGATAGCGACGCGCGGCGAAAGCTCGCTTGAGTCTTTGTATACCATTGAGCACATCGACCTTGAGAGGATCAGTGGTCGATCTAAGTGGAAGACCAAGGCCCTTTGGCGGTGGCTGCCTCATCACTCTAAAAGCATTGATACCTGTCTGATCATTCCTTGCCCTGCCTGCCTTGTCAGCTACTCCAACATCTAACCATATCTTAGGTGAGGGCGCTTGAGCTTGGTACTTGCGAGGCCATGCTACAGAGAGAATCAGTTGAGTGAGTTGCTCGGTTGTCACCTCTCTTGGATTGAACTCATGACAGATCACATCAGCTCCGAGCTCCTCATCATGGCAGATGATCAAGACGCTCGGTTTTCTGAATCCCCAGTCAATAGCGATTCGCCCAGTCATCTTATCGTTATATGTCCACCCCTCGATGATATGAGAGTCAGTGAACTCTTGATAGATCAGACCGCTTGGAGGTGACGGTTTATTCATCACCATGGCTTCACGCTCGGCCTTAGGTAGCATCTTGGTAGCCTCAAACCATTCAGCGGCCAAGTTTTCTTCATTGACATAGCTAGTGAAGAGGAGAGGTAGATGACCGGAGGTCTCAGCCATTCTACACCACCAAGCATCAGCGACCGGCAGACCTACCAAGATCATGATAGGTGATGGCCCTGCTCTTAATCGACCAAGCGCTTTATGCGCTACCTCCTCAGTCAGTGTCTGGCACTCATCAATCAAACAGACTCCACTTGTTACGTTCAAGCCTTCAAGCGGGTTATGGGTCGCGTCTCTCGTACCTGGTCGATAGTAAGAGCGACACCATACACTTGATCCTGTATGTGAGTCTGTCCATTGCCTCATCGTGTGGTTGTAAGTCCAACCTAATGGACCTAACCATTTCTCAATCTCAGGCATAAGAACAGAGTTATAGCGCGGGTTAGTGTCGGTGACTAATAGTGATGAAGTGCCCGGTCGTGTCTTCGCAAGATAGAGCAGGGAAAAGACAAGCGCTGAGGTCTTACCGCTCCCCCATCCACATCTAGCCGCGATGATCTTGTCCTCGTTTGTGATTCGAGAGATAATCTCAGATTGAAGAAGGTTGAGTTTAAGAGCGGTCATGTGTATCTTTCTAAAGCTAGATGTCAGCTAGCACCTTTGTCAGGTTGATTCCTCGGCCTCTTCTTCGGAGGAGGTCGAGTGTTTCATCTCTTTGACTTGCTCAAGCATAGCCAAGACCTCAGCGGTTCCATCACTCGATTGAGTTGATTCGACTTTGAGCTCTTGACGTTTGCCATAGTCATCGGGAAAGCGCTTCTCTAAGATCCAAGCGAAAGCTCGCCAGTCCATCTTATCCATAGCGAGCTGTTTGACGCGCTCAAGTAGTACAGCCTCAGCGAACCTCACCGCCTCTTCACAATCCTTGAGGAATACCTCATCAGCATCTCTCCAATTATAGAATGTCTTCTCTGAGATGCTAGCGAGTAAGGCGGCGGCCTTGATGGTCATACCTGTTCTTAGGTTCTCAAGAATCTCTGTCTTGACTGCCGTCTTTGTTTTGGTCGGCTTGCGCTTGCGTTGTCTCTTGGATTGACCAGCCATAGATCTCTCCTATTGCCTGATATAGTGTTTGCTCTATGTTGTTATATAATGCGTGACTCTCTTCTGAAAGTTCACCCTCATAGATCAGCCGGTGCTTTAATTCTGCTAAGGTGGTGACCACCTCGCGGGCGCGTTTAGCTGTATCTACTGTAACTATATCATCATCACTCATCTCACTACTCTGATCTGAGGACATAGCCCCCGCGTATACTTGGCAACCGTTGACCTGTCGGGATAGCTGCCCTTCTGAGTTCTCCAACCTTCATCTTTGAGGATCGTCGCCACTTGATCAATGGTCATACCTTGGCGCTTAAGATCCCTAGCTCTAATTACGATAGGTCTCATCATTAATCTCCAAACAGCTCAGACATAGTGACAGGGTAGAGTTGAAACAGCATATGCTGTATCACTAGCGCCGCTTCTCTAGTCTCCGGTTGAGTGTGCTCATCAGTTCTCAGCTTTAAGAACTTGACCCAATTGTGAACATTGCCGGTCATATAGAACTCGGTATAAGTCGCTTGAGGTAGGACACACCGCGCCATCTCTCGACTGACACCACAGACCAACAGCTCTTTATAGTATTGAAGAGAAACACTCAGAGAGATGTTCATAATGCCCAGGGCTTTATCATTCTCAAGATCGCCATCACTGCATTGAAGATTATGCTTGCTCTGTCTCCTCAACTCCTTTGGTCTCCACAGTTGGATATTCTCAGAAGTATAGCGCCGGCTGACTTCATTGTAAGAGAAAGTCCTATGTCTCATGATCTGAGATCTAACGAATAGAGGAACAGTCAGTCTGAAAGTAGCTGCCATGTGCTCAAAGGGTGAGGTGTGCCGATGAGCTGTGAGAAACTTAATCAGCCGCTTATCTTTCTCGGTGAGATCCTTGTCTGTGTCGTCTCTGAGAAAGCTGACCCGCGCCGCATCAACAGCGGTCTTGTCTGTACCCATAGAGTCTATGAGTTCTACTGATCCGATTCCATCATTGAACAAGTTGTACATCATAATCTGTCTTCCTTTTGCTTGCGCTTGCGTTCTCTCATATATTCACGCCCATGAGCCAAGCGCTTCTCTCTCTGCTCAGGTGTCTCATTAGCCTTCCTGAGTTGATACATAGCGCGATAATATTGGCGTTGTTCTTGCGCCTCTTCAGGTGTCTGTTCAGCCCGTCGTCTACGTTGATACTCTCTCCTGTACTCTCTCCAATATGCCCTCTTCTGCTCAGAAGTCATGACTTGCTCTCTCTGTAATACTTCTTACACTTGCGACTATGCTCAGCCAAGCGCTCAGCCTTCTCCTCAGGTGTCTCATTCTCTGCTCGCTTGCGCCGATACTCTCGAAGATAGGCCAAGCGCTTCTCCCTTTGCTCTGGAGTCTCATTCTCTCTTCTGTGTTTTGCCATCATTCGACCGTAGGCTAAGCGCTCAGCTCTCTCCTGTGGATCCTCATTGGCCCTTCTCTTCCTCCCATACTCTCGATGATAGATCCTCGCTTCTTCTTCAGTCATGTCAGTTCCTTTGTCAGTGTGTCAGTTGATTCTAAGTTCACCTTATTCTCAGCTAGATAGTCGAGTCCATCCCGATGATCACTATCAATGCTATGAGGAGAGTAGACGGTAACTATGCCGGCGTGGTGAATTGCCTTAGCGCACATCAAGCAAGGATCACAGGAGCTGACTAGCCAAGCGCCCAGAGTAGAGTGACCGGTCCTCGTCGCATTAAGTATCGCATTCATTTCAGCATGGTGGCAGCCCACATCATTTCGAGTGCCGCTCTCAATACACCTTGATTGTCGCTCGCAGTGTACCCCGCCACAAAGCTCTCTTGATGAGTTCCTCGGTGTCCCATTATATCCCTCGCTAACTATTGAGTTAGACTGAGGATCAATGATGAGCGCACCGACCTTGCGCCGGGGACAGGGTGAGAGTGTAGCGATGAGATCACATTGAGCGACCCGCGCCTTGAGGTGCTTAAGGTTCATCTAGCTATCCTTTGTCAGCTTAGCCTAAGAAGTGATCAATCAATTTATGATGGCGGTCAAGTCGCTCATGAAGATCCTCCACAAGCTCAGCCCATGTATCTAGTTCCTTCTCTAGCTTATCAATCTTAGCCTTGTAGATATCCTCTAGTGCTTTATCCATTGTTGGCGCTTGAACCGTCCATGTCACTTGGTCCACTTTGGGCAAGGATGATGGTTTTTGTTCACGATACTTATCAAGCCAATCGACGAATTTCTCCCAGCTGACTTTATCAGTTAGCTGAAAGTCGTCTTGACCTCCATCTTGACCACAATAAACACCATCTACTTCATGTATGTGGAAGTTGCCTGAAGCCTGATTAGTGAACGTCATCAACACTTCAAGCAATGATTTAAAGGAGCGGGGTTTCTTCTTTTTGACACAATCAAAAAACTTTTCTGCTGTCATTCTGCAAAAATGAGTCTGCCCTTTATAATGCCAAAGCAAGTCATAATTATGATAATTCCTTAGGCCTCGGTGGTCCATCATGGCTTTAGCGTGTGAGAGAGCTGGCTCTGTGTACAGTCCAACAATAACAAAGTAAGCGCCGCCATAGTTACACCCCTTACACCACTGATGAAAGAGACCGCTCGCATACGATTCTTCTGTTGACTCAATAGATCGATCCATAAGCCTCTTGAATGTATCTTTGACGCTATCATCAGGATAAGTTCTATGGCTCTTTATCTCTATCAACACATCTTCTTTATCTGCAATAGCGTCACAGGTATATTCATGCTCTGTGTGTTTCGATGAGATGAAAGAGTAACCGTATTTCTTAAACTCATCTAAGAGATACTTTTCAAATAGTTTCCCAGTTGTTTGATTTCGATTCATGTCAGTTATCCTTTGTCAGTTTGTCAGTTTGTCAGTTTATTATCAGCCCCAAGGGCTCTTTGGTTGCGCTTGTTGTGACCATTGGTTCTGCTTCTCAGGTGGCATCAACTGATAACCACCACCGCCTTGATCCTCTCGCTTCACCCCATCGGTGACGATCTTCCAATGCCTGCTCTTGATCTCCCAATAAGTCCTCTCTTGGTAAGTGTTAGAAGTCAGAACGCCCTCGATGTAAATCAAGGTCCCTTTCCTCGCTCGCTTCGCCAGGTTATTGGCGCTATCTCCCCACACTTTGACAGTGTGCCACTCGGTCTCTTCAATCCATTGATTGTTAGTGCCCATCTTGCTTTGAGAGGTAGCTACTCGTATCGAGCAAAGACTAGTACCTCCGGCTTGCTTGACCTCGGGATCAGCTCCCAATCTCCCCATCAATGTCACTTTGTTGACGCTTGTCATTTAGTTCCTTTCTTAGTTTGGCTAATCGCCCGGCGAAATAGTCAGCTGTTTGAGCCGCGTTGGGTAACTTCCTTCGATTTTGATCCCAGAAGGCGTAATATTTCGAGGCTTGCTTGATCTCCTGTTGGAGCTGCTTGATGCTTTTCGATGACATACTCGACCGCTTTATTGAGAAGGTAAGAGACTGTTCTGTCTTCAGCTTTCCCAATAGCTTTAAGATAATCAAGAGTGTCCTGCTTGATTCTAAAGTTTGCTTGTACTTTCATTTAATGTAAACCCTTTCTCAGTGAAGGGTTATCTAAACACGTAATGTTATACAGTGTCAACAATAAAGTCCGGCTTGAAGGTTTAAAAGGTTGATTGTTAGACCGTAAAAAGTAAACAAGCCGGTTTAGTAGGATGAGTCAAAGTGATCTTGGTTGCAAGGATTATCTGATTCCCCATGATGCAAGCGCGCTTTCACTCGCCCTTCGATCCTGTCCAACCATCTCAACCGGCTGACCAAACATCGCTTGAAGTCGAGAGAAGACCGCTGTGTTTTGATCGATCGCTTTATACAGTTCTTGAGGAGTGAGGTTAGTAGTGATCACGATAGAGAGTTGACCGCTTGCCCATCTCTCATACATCTTTTGAATGATGTCTGCTGTCTGTGCTTTAAACCAAGCGGTCTGATTGGCAGCACCTCCAACACCTCCAAGTTCATCAAAGAGAAGCAGAGACTTCCGGTCAAGCCAGGAATCAAGAGGACTGTTTTGATTACCTGAGTAGCTTCTCTTGATCTTCTCGATCAGCTTTGAATGAGATGTGTACTCAACCCTAAAATCATTCCATACTGCCTCTTTAGCGAGGGCATAGAGTAATGATGTCTTACCATTGCCAGGTCTACCCCACAGATAAACGCTTGGTGATTGTTGAGTCTCTCTTCCCTCTCGATACTTCATCCAACTTAACAGCTTATCAATCCGGTGTCTCTGCTCTGAGCTGTCCCACTCATAACGATTCAAGTGCATACCGAAAGAATCAGCTGGTAAAGATAGATCATTAATGCGCTTCATTCGTCGACGCGGTCTCTCACAATACTCACAGATCTGAGCGGTTCTATTTCCGAAGCTGTCGATAGTGTAGCTGAATCCCTCAGCGCACCGGCCACAGTATGGAAGGGGTTTACATTCAAATCTTGCTGATGATGGAAAGACGTGACCGAGCTCCTCGAGGTTCATTGAGTTTAGATGTTTGAAGTTTTGAAGAGGGGTTCTCTCTTTGAGGTTGCCTGACTCTCTCTTCTGTCGAGCGATCTCCTTGAGTGCTTCAAGGTGAGGTAAGATGTCTTGCAGTCCATCGGCTATGCTTTTCATTTGTCAGTCTCTTTTCTCTCTCTCAATACTCTCTCATTCTGTTCTCTTAATTCATCTCCCCAAAGGTGAGCGCTTGGCACTCCCCATGGGTTGATATGAGATTTATATAAAGGTTCTTCATGAGAGTTAGTTGATAGTGTTAACGAGCGGTCAACACCATCTGTTAACGAGCGGTTAACACCCCCTGTTATCATCTCGTTAACACCCCTGTTAACATCCTGTATACACCCTGTTAACATCTCGTTAACACCCTCGACTTGCAACCTGTTATCATCCGGTGAACACTTAAGGTGGTCTTTGTTGATAGTCATCACCGGCGCCTTACAGCTCTCAGCGGTCATGAAGTTTCGAGTGATCAACCCTAGTTTCTCAAGCCGCTTGATGTTCCTCGATACACTTGATCGAGCTTTGCCGGTGAGGTTAGAGATCGCTTTGAATGATGTTCGATTCTCCCATTGGTCCCAGTCCATCGTGATGAGAATGGCCATCATCACAACCTTATCTCCATCAGTCAGGTCTTTACGCTTCAGTATTACGCGCCGCGCTTCATGCTCTTTCATGTCAACTCCTTTGTCATATAGTGAAAGTTGATCATATCTATCATCTGAAACTTTTATTGTCTACAGTTTTATTTATACACAAGTTTTCTTGACATGGTGTTTTATAGATGATAATCGTCATGCTCAATCACTGGCATCGACAAAGGAGAAAGACATGAAGAAATACAAACAGCAGAGCCTTAAGGAGATGGTCAAGCTCAACGTGCTTGCTCGACTATGTGAGATACAACCCAGTTACCTATCAAAGATTATCAATAATCACGTTAAGCCAAGTCAAGATCTCGCTGAGAGATTAGCAGTGGCCGCTAATATCCTCTGTGGATCTGCTGACTACTTCACCGCCGCTGACTTCTTAACAGCGCCAAGGAGGGGAAAAGATGACTGAGTACGAGATGATTCAATATATGGAGAGAACTAAACACCTCAGAGATCAGCTTCAAGAAGAGACCACATCTGACAATGACGACGCTAGACAATACGAAGAAGAGCTAAGCAAAGAGCTAGATCAAGAAGCGGCGAAAGCTGCCAAACCATAAGTAACAAACTGACAAAGGATACTGACATGACACCTGACCAAAGAATTGCACAAGATATAGGATGGGGCTTCGCCGCTCTAGTCGCCTTCACTACTATCATGATGTTCCTCGCTGATCATGGGGAGCTCCCCCCGGCTGAGTATTGCGCCAATACTATTATCTCTAAACTTTCACCCTATCAAGCCTATCAGTTGACCGGTGGAAGTTGGCCAAATCATAAACGGTCCGAGGTTGTCGCATGGTGCGCCTCTAACCCTGTTGATTGGGAGAGGGACACAATCAGCGCCCGACAGTATCCCGAGTACCCATCAACACCAGACATGATCATCGAGTAAGGAGAACATTATGAACTCAATATATATCCCAAAGAATCTTGAAGAAGCTAAAGAGATAGCGACGCTACTAGATGACAATCGACCGGCTGACCTGCTCAAATGTCACGCCGCTTTCGGTGGTCACTTTGGCGGTGACATGGGTCTTGTCTCAACTCAGTCCTATTGTCTCAAAGGTAAGCCATCATTAGGCGCTGATGCTATGGCGGGAATCTGCAGGCGCTCTGGCCTTGTCCGTTGGTGGCGAGTCGCTTCTTGGACTGTGGATCATTGTACTATGCACTTTGCTCGTACTGATGAGCCTGTTGAGATTATTCATGAATACACGTTTACCATTGAGATGGCCAATGCACAGGGTCTTACTCGAAACCGTAATTGGCAACAGATGCCACTTCAGATGTTAAGGAGTCGAGTCTTAACTATGGGTCTTCGTGCTACTTATCCCGACGCCGTATCTGGTATCTATAGCGCTGATGAGATCGCAGACAATACAGACATGAGCGATGATGAGAGGGCCGCTATTAGTGCCGAGTCACTTGGTGAAGAACTCAAAGCACCTCCGAGCAGATCACCACGGAGACAAGCGTCAAGACCACCTCAGCCGGTAGCCGCTCCACCTACTCCACCTCAGCCCAAGATTGATCCACCTAAACCCAAGATTGATCCACCTAAACCCAAGAGATATGACATACTTGATCCATTTAAACCCAAAGCTGATCCTCTTTATAGGTTCGATTCAGAGGAGAGCTTTTGGGAGATCGTCGAAGAGCACAGTATCTCAGTTGAAGCTGTGAACAGTGTAGCCAAGCGACAGGGTGAAGAGGTCGCAAGCATGAACCCTGATGAGCTTGAAGCGTTCTTCTATAAGTTCGTGATTCACAGGTCAGTAAGATCATCTTGGAGTTGGATAGAGAGATGGTGGGAAGATGACAGAGAGGACTTTATCGAAGCCATTCACGCGTCAACCATTGCAGAGTACCCAGTACTTGAAGACGCGCCGCCGTCATTCTATGGACCTCGATTACATGAGCCCGCTTTTGTTGAGACAGTGCGTCAAGCCTGCTCGATGGAAGACAAACATCAGCATGAATGTCAGCGAACCATTAGATATATGGAGGCTGATGATTGGAGCGCTTACTATAAGCTAGTTGAGCTAGCCAAGACTTAGGCTTGACTCACTAACATAGTCATCTGACTCTCAAGCCGGGCGATAGCGGCCATCATCAGCGAGAGCTTCTCATCGATCTCGGTTAACTTACCATCAACCCGCCCCGCCCTAGTTTCTAGGCTCTTGATCTGTTGCTTCATCCGGCCTAACTCTTCAGCGGCTACGGCCTTGTCAGCCTGCATCTTAAAGAATATACCGATAAACGCGGCTAAGGTTCCAAGATCAACAGCTGACATATCCATTATTTACCCCATATCAAGAGAGCGGTTGTAGAGCTAGCGACCAAAGCAAGGCCGCCGGCGACATATAACATAATTTTATTATGTCTCTCTAGTTTGATCAAGCTCTTCTCAGTGATCGTCAATCGAGTCTCATATGCTTTGATGAGTTCAGTGTCATTGGTCTCTCTATTAGTCGCCCGATCAGTCGCCTCTTTCATTGAGTTGAGGCAGCTCTTCACAGCCTCATCAACTGCCCAGGTGCAAAGATCATCACTCCCCTCAATCGCGCTCTTTAGTCTTATAAACTCATAGGGAGTAATCAAGATGGAGGTCTGACCAATGACATGACCTTTCTTAACCTTGATCGTTGCGACAGGTTCAAGACCTTGGCCCATCCAAACCATGTTGGCAGGGAAGTCAGCAGGCTTAAGAGGTAGCATAATGAGGAGTAGTGAGAGAAAGCTAGTCACTACACACGACCTCTCTATAGTCCTTTAAAGCCTTGGAGACTGAGACCTTGATCTTGGTTTGGCAATCAATAGCAGTCTGGCCCGCTCCCTTAGCTTTACACTCAGTGAGCTCTAAAGTCAGTTCGTCAACCTGCTTTTGAAGACGTTCAACCTTTACGACATACTCAGCGCAAACTTGAGCGGGGTCTTTGTCTGCTAGTAGATAACCCATAGCCGTAGCTAGTACGATACAGCCAACGGCTAGAGCGTATGGGATAGCGTCACGATGTGCTAATAGTTGATCAATCAATTTATACCTCGCCAATATATAGACACCAAATCACCTGCAACCGCCGCCGCCTGTGGTAATTGTGGTATAAAATAACCATGTTTAATATCGTCATTAGTCGCCGCGCTTATGCCATCATTTGACACTGTGACCGCTGAGAATTCGCCGTCCCAATTTGATTTTAACAGCGCTTGACACACTCCACTGATGTTTACTTGAGCATACCAATTTTCATCCTCATCTTGATATGATGATGTAACGACACCGACCAAGACAGCATCAGCAGCATTATCATTTACAATAACGCTTGAACCGCTCTTTTTAACGATTGAGCCAACTTGAATCTCTGATGTGATTTCAAATGTACAAAATGCCATGACTACCCCCTTATGATGCTGTGAATGAAATGATTGATTGAGTGAATGCAGTAAATGACCCTAAGCGCTGAGACGTATTAGACTGTATTTTTGGCCAAACTAATTGAGGATTAGAGGCGTCATTATTGACAGCGATTGCATAGAATGACCTAGATGGCGAATTACTTGCACAATAACTGTAATTTCCTGTGACTGTTATGTTTTCAGTTACTCCGCCTGTGACTCCTTGCACCCATTGGAGTTGAGAGCTGCCAGAAGATGATAGAAATCTAGGGTGTGCATGGTACTCCATGACTGCTTTTTTATTGGCAGGTATATCTATCTGAACATATACGCGCGCAGTACCTGAGCCACCGTACGGAATACCATCGCCGCCGACGTTAGTACTCTCATAATTTGTCGACTTGACTAAGCTGTCTGTCCCTGGTCGATTGTCAATATATTGACTGATGTATGTTGAGCCGACAAGAGTAGTGGACCCCGCCGCTGAATCTGCGACACCGAAATAATCACTAATATCGTTAGCCGTTGGAGGTGCTCCAAACTCGATATCAGCGCCCGCTGTACCTATCAAAGTTTCACCTGTGGTAGGTGTGTCAGCTGTGCAGTCTGTGACAGCTAATACAATATTATTATCACTGTTTGCATCGACTGTATTTATTGATGTGACTCTATAGCTCATGTTGACACTCTCATTATATAGAGATGGCCGTACTTTGACTGATTGCTAGTCGTGGTCGCGTTGGCGTTAGATACTGATGTAATCTCTAAAAC